TGATTCGGGATGAATCACGCCGTTGTGCAGCCCTACGACGGCCGACGATACGACCCGAGTCACGAGTTCGTATATAGCCGTTGCGTCTTTGGTGTTCATTTCGTCAATACTCCGGCTTGCGTGGCAACGCCCAAGGCGATGAGGTACGCGGCGTGCGCCCGCTCGTACTTGGCTTGCGCATCTTTCAGCGTGACCGAGGCCGCCGCGAGATTGCGGCAAGCTTCGTTGTATTCCTCCCGTGCTTTCGACTGCGCCGGGGTGTCTGGTGTTTCCATGATGCCCTCGTGTTAGCGTTCAAGCGTGCGGCACTCGTGGGCGAGCCCGCACGATTCAACGTTAGCCTCGGTGCAACAGACTTGCCTGTTCCTGTACCTCGATGCTATCGCCGACGGAGAGAACCCAACGCTCGCGAGTGAGCGCGGCCATAACCTCGCGCCCGCAGTCTTCGGGGTCGTTGACCGTCAACTCTACACGGTCAAGCTCGCCGCTCGTTGCGTTTCTCAACACTAAATCAACCTTGGTCGCCACGTTTGCTAACTCCTATCCGATGAACATACAGTTATCGCAGACAGTCACATGAACGTTGACCGTCTCGCGCATGATACGGCCGTAAGCGTCGTCGAGATACTTCAACGCGACACGCTTCGCGACCGGAACCAACCCCGAGACCTCGTAACCGCGCCGCTGGCCGGGCACCGAGGATACCTTCGAGGGCGCAAACTGCCCGGCGCGCACATATATCGTACGGCCCGAGGTGCGCTTGATGAGGCGTTGCATTTCCTCGTACGTCACATCGTACGAGCGCATATCGTGCGAAGCGCCTTCGGTATCGCGCGGGAGTTCCACGCCGCGCACGTTGAGTGTGTTTCCGGCCATGTTCAAAACTCCAGTTCGAGCGGGGCGAGGTGCACGGGGTCGGAGGTGCCAAAGGCGCTCCAATCTTCCCAAGGCCAAGTTTCGATAGCCGGGTTGCGCTGAAGCGCGAGGGCATCGAGCACAGCGTCAATTACGTCGTCGCGTATGAACTCGCGCTCGGCGTCGGTGAACGTGGGCGTCATGAGCCCTTCTTCGGTTGCAGCTTGGTAGGCTGCGGCGGCTGCGGATAACACGGGCGGGTACTCCTATCTGTTTTGACGCGCTCGGTAGACCAAGGGCAGTCGATAACGTCGGCCTTGGCCTTGCGTGCGTCGAGTGTGTTGTAAGGGTCCATGGGTGCGTATTGTACTGACGCCTCGGTCAGTTTCCTAGACCCGCGTCACACTTTGCGTCAATCTTGGTTCCGGGGGTCGCCCAAGGCGAATTTGCCTCGTTCCTCTATTTCGAGCATTGCAGCTTCCATTTCCGTAAGGTAGGCAAACCCACGGTCGGCGCGGTTCTTGCGAATAAACTCGAAGATGCAATGTTGCAGGTACACGCGCAAGGCTACGCGCTCGTCGCGGGTGAGGTCGGTTGCCGTCCAAAGCTTCGAGCTTGCAAATGGTGTAAGCTTGTTCGTCCATGGGTTCATCTTTGGCTTGTACATACCGACGAGACAAGCCTTACAGCCGCCCGTTGTAACGTACCTTGGTGCTACATGCCCGTGCTTGCAAGGCTTGCCGCTGTAAAAGAACGTGTAGCCGTGGTCTGCGGCATCCCGCCGCGAGATAACTAGCAAGTTGCCGAGTTCATCGGTGTAGGTGCCGCGCATCCTTTACCCCTTCTATTAAATAGGTATTTACATACAATATCTTAACCTTACCCTCTATGTAAATACCTATTTAATAGCTCGTCTAAAGGATACGCGCGAGTGGTGAATAAACGTATGTTGCAGCTTGCAAGGTGGGAATTACCGGCACGTTGCAAGCCTTGCGTATCTAATAAACCTAAATAAGTCGTTGACGTGCATCACAAAATCACGCTAGGGTTGCAAATAGAACCTATACACGTTGCGAGCCTTGGACATGCCCCGACCCCGCAAAGACCGACCCCCGAGCCCCCAAGCGGGCGATACTCCGCTAGTTCCCGTGGGAACAACCGCGACTGTCGTAGCGCAACCCCCGAGCTTGCAAGAGCTAGCGATTGCACTAACACCGGCCGAGGAAGCGTTCGCGCGTTTGTTCGTGATGTACAACAACGCAACACGTGCGTACATCGAGGCGTACGCTTACGAGGGCAAGCGCGCCGTAGCTCGGCAATATGCGTGGGCAACAATCAACAAGCCTCACGTTCGAGCGCGTGTACGCGAGTACGAATCAGCGGCGGCGGCTGCGACTGTCATTGATTACGCGGCCATACTCGAACATGACCGCGCTATCGTCGAGGGGTTCAAGCACGCCGACCAGATAACACAACGCATATACCAGTGTTGCCGCTACTGCCACGGTGAGCAACACAAGTTCCAATGGGTTGACTTTGAGGAATACTTGCACGCCTTACAGCGTTGCGACGATGAGAACGCCAAGCGCCGGGAGTTCAAACAACGCGAGTTGCCCGTACCTTCCGACCTCGGCGGCTACGGCTATGACCCTAACAACGAGCCGAACTTGTTTTGCCCACGTTGCGAGGGGCGCGGGCATGCGGTCGATATCATCGCAGACACGACCAAGTTAGAAGGGCCGGCCCGCGCAATCGTGAAGGGCATCAAAGTCACGAGCACGGGCACGGAGGTCTTGTTGCACGATGTTGACAAGGCGAAAGAACGCCTCTTGCGTGCCGGCGGCATCTTGAAAGACGACGCTAGCGGCGTTGCACGAGGCGCGGCCATGGGTGCGGCTGCGGGCGCGGCTGCGGCGTTGGCTGCGGCTGAGCGGGCGAAGGAAATGACCTTGGAAGAAGCGCAACGTTTGTATCTTGAGCTTGCCTAATGAGGTCGCGAGCCCTAGCCCGCTCGACCTCTAACCGTAGACGGTCGCGCTCATCTTGCAACGTGCGTTCCCTTGCGGTCATTAGGTCGGCGGGCGTCATGTTAGCTTACCTCATGTTACGGGGCGTTCTTGACTCGTTCACGTTCAACAACCAACGCCTCGATGTTGGCGACGACGGTTGCAAGCTGCGGAAACTCTTTCAGCACGGCCGCGCTATGCTTCGGCCGCCAGTGATTGAGTTGCATAGGGCCGTAATAAATCTCGGTCTTGGCCTCGGTGCGTTCCTCGTGCGGCAACGCGAGGTAGGTATCTTGTATTACCTTGCGCGCGGCCTCGTACTTGCGGTTGAGCGCGTCGAGGTCGTCTTTCCGCGCTTTCTTGGTAGCGTACGCGCCCTCGACCTTGACCGGCTTCGGGTTCATGGCGTTGCGTATCTCTTTCGTTGTCCAACGCAAGCCGCGCGTTTTGTCAGTCTCGCCCACGCGCAACACGTACCAACCGATAAGACGGTTGCCGAAGGTAGAGTACGCCGGGCGTTGCAACTCGTACTCGGTGCCCTCGTGCTTGAACTTGAGCCCTTTCGTAAGCGCGGTCTTGGTCAATTCCTCGTTTGGGTACAGCGGCTGACCGAAGCGCGTCAACACGTCACGGCGCAAGAACGCAACGTGCCCACGGAAGCCGCTAGCGTTCATTTCATGGTCGGCAATCGCGCTGTTGATAGTGTCGCGCCGCTCGACCTCGGTAGCCTGAGCAATGGGCAGAATGTCATAGTCACCCATACTCTTGCGCTCGCCGCCCCCGCGCGTACGTGTGATTTTCTCTTTCCTCGGATTCCAACGTTTGAACAGCGGCGGCACGTACTCGCCCGAGCGCAACGCGGCGGCGTCGGCCTCGTGGGATTCCGCAGCCTTGAGGCAACTTGCGATTGTGTCGTGCGTAAAGCTCACGTCATGCTCGGCCGGCTTCGAGCCCGCCGCGTTGCAAACGAACTGAAAGCGGCCGTACTCGACCTTGTAGCCGTGCTTGGCGATGAAATACGAGTTGTTGTCAACAGCCTGTACCGAGCCGCAAGCTTGGCACGTGCCCCGGTGCGTGTGCGTTGTCTTCATGTTCTACCCTCGTCGTGTGTAGCGATTGAGCCCTATTGTACTGACGCTTCGGTCAGTTTCCTAGACCCCGGTCACACTTTCGTATGAACGCTGTAGCACAAGACATAATTCCTGAGCCCCGCGTATGGTTGCCGCCCGCGCAAGATTGGCGGCTCGACGGCTTTTGGTCCGACCCCGATTACACGCCCATTTGGCGGAAACGTATTGCACGGCTTGCGCGTATGCGGTCAGACCCTAACTACTTGCAAGCCTTGCGTGTGTACTACCCAACGCACATTGCCGACTTTGTGCAAGATTGGGGCGTGACCGTTGACCCACGTAACGCCAAGATGCGCGAGCCCGGCCAACGCAAGCGGCCGATACTCATGCCCTTCGTGTTGTTCCAACGTCAACGCGAAATGATTGATTGGATGTTGTCACGTTGGGCGGCCAGCGAAGACGGCGACGGCGACGGTATTCTCGTCAAGTCTCGCGACTGCGGTGCC